AATGTAATGAATTATTTAACGGCAGAGACTATAACTGTTATAAATAATACTGATGGCGATTATACAGCCAACACAAAGACAACGAACACATAAAATACAAGGAGAAAAATTATGGATTTTGAAAGTCTAAAAAAGTCGTCAAGTAACTTTGACGCAATCACAAAAGCTCTGGAAACAAAACTTGCTCCAGAAGACCAATCAAACAAAAACAAATACCAAGATGACAGGTTGTGGAAACCTGAACTTGATAAAACAGGTAACGGCTATGCTGTTATTCGTTTTCTACCTGCCTCTAATGGTGAAGAAATGCCATGGCAAAGAGTATGGTCACATGCCTTTCAAGACAAAGGCGGTTGGTATATTGAAAACTCATTAACAACTCTTAATCAAAAAGACCCGGTGTCTGAAGAGAATACAAGACTTTGGAATACTGGTGTTGATAGTGACAAAGAGATTGCTAGAAAGCGTAAGAGAAAATTATCTTATTATTCTAACATCTATGTTGTTAGTGACCCAAAACATCCTGAAAATGAGGGTAAAGTTTTCTTGTTTAAGTTTGGTAAAAAAATCTTTGATAAGATTACTGAAGCAATGCAACCAGCTTTTGAAGATGAACAAGCAATTAACCCATTTGATTTTTGGAAAGGTGCAAACTTTAAACTAAAAATCAGAAAAGTTGATGGTTATTGGAACTATGACAAATCTGAATTTGAGGGTGTGTCGCAAGTGAAAGAGTCAGATGACGAAATCAAAGCGATATGGGAAAAACAATACCCTCTAAAAGCATTTGTTGACCCTAGTAATTTTAAGACCTATGACGAACTCAAAGAGAAACTGAATAGGGTAATTACGGGTACGCAAAGCACGGTAACAGTAGACTCTGTAGACCTCCCACCACAGACTACAACTTCCGTGGAAATGCCAAAGGTAAGCGAATCTAAGCCTGCTAGTGACGAGGATGATACCCTCGACTATTTTAGTAAATTAGCAGACGAAGATTAATCCTTTCTCTCTCTTTACCGAAAGCATTGACCCTTAGCGAGAAATCGCTAAGGGTTTTCTTATAAATAGTGGTATGGCAATTGATATATTTGAACCACTAAAAGATTTACAAGGTAACAAACAAAAGGGTGCTAATTGGTACAGAAATGCTGTATCACTTATTGCAGATAGAACTAGCCCTAGTGAGTTGTTTGCCTCAGGTAAATTATTAGGTAGACCTAGTGCTGGTCGTATGAGTATGTTCTTCTATGACCCTAAAACAAAAGCACGATTACCATATTATGACACATTCCCTTTAGTATTACCTATAGAACCAGCGAAAGGTGGTTTTATTGGTTTAAATTTTCATTATTTGCCTTATGGTGCTAGATTTGCATTTTTACAACAATTACAATCATATGCTAGTAATGCAAAGTTTGACCAATCAACAAAAATTCAAGCTTCGTATAATGCAATAAAGAACAATAAATATACAAAAGCAAGTATTAAGAGATATTTGTACTCTCATGTAAGGTCAAACTTTTTAAGAGTAGATGTAAACGAGATGGCATTAGCAGCTTATTTACCAGTAGCACAGTTTCAAGGTGCAACAATTGGTTCTGTTTTTGCAAAAAGTAGGAAAACATTTTAATGGCAAAATTAGGCGACCCAACAGATTTCAGTTATCGAGTTAAAAAGGTAACAAAAGTGGTAGACGGTGATACTATAGATGTAACACTTGATATGGGATTTGATATTTTATATCAACAAAGAGTTAGACTATTTGGTATTGATACACCAGAATCAAGAACTAGAGATAAAGTAGAAAAAAAATATGGTTTACTATCTAAAAAATTTCTACAAGAACAATTAAAGAATGCTAAGAAAGTTAGTATTAAAACTTACAAAGGTGATGAAACAGGTAAGTTTGGTAGAATACTAGGTGATGTTTTTATTGATGGCAAATCAGTTAACAGTTTGATGTGTCAAAAAGGACATGCAGTAGAATATTATGGTCAAAGTAAAGATGATGTTGAAGCTGCACATTTAAAAAACAGAAAAAGGCATAAAGTATAATGGCAATTTTAAGAGGCGGTAGAAGAATAGGTAATTACGATATCAGAATAGGTATGCCTAGAGATAGGTCACTTGTTGATGTTGCAAAAGACCCTAGATTAAAAAGACAGCCTGGTGGTGCAGGTACAATACAAAGATTTCTTGCACAAGTAAATCAAGGCGAAGGTTTTGCTAGGTCAAATAGATTTATTGTCAGAATAAATCCTCCTGTAAAAATTGAAACTGATAACAATAAATTACCACCATCACAACGATTTAGCGGGCAGCCTAACAATGAGTTACAAGGCACAACAATGATTGAAAATGTTGATATGATGTGTAACAAAGTTACTATGCCTAACAGAGACATTGCCACAGCACCACACTTGATGTATGGACCAAGAAGAGAAATGCCATATGCTTATCAATATTCTGCTAATGTAGAATGTACATTTTATGGCGACAAATTTTTAAGACAAAGAATGTTTTTTGAAAACTGGCAGAAAAAAATTATTGACATAAAATCACACAATTTAGATTACTATGACAATTATGTTGGTTCTATGGACATTATGCAATTAGGTCAATTTGATAGCAAACAAGATGATGACGCTAGAGTTACATATGCTGTCAGATTATTTGAAGTTTATCCACAAACGATTGGTTCATTTGATTTAGGGCATGGTAATAATAATCAAATTACCGAAGTGCCAGTAACTTTAAACTTTAGAACATGGGCTAATTTAACAATTGATGATATTGCAAGTGCTACAGTTGGTAAATCAGAGGGTGATGTGCCTACAATTAAAGCAAGTAAAGATTTCGGATTGTTTAGTGGTATATTGGGTAAACTACCACCAGAATTACAAAGAGCTGGTAGAGATGTATTACAAACAACAAGAAGAAACCTACCTATTGGTAGAGTTACAGGTGGTAGATTATTTCCGCCATTTGGATAAAATTAAATTATAAAGGAGATATATTATGGCATTGCCTATATTAGAAACAGCGACATATGAGTTGACCTTACCATCAGCAGATGTGGTTGTAAAGTATAGACCATTTCTTGTAAAAGAGGAAAAGGTCTTATTACAGGCGTTAGAATCGAGTGATGATGTTGAAATAAAAAATGCAATTAAAGATATTGTATCAACATGTACATTTGGTCAACTAGACGCAAGTAAATTACCTACATTTGATTTAGAATATGTGTTCTTACAAATTAGGTCAAAATCAGTTGGTGAATTAGCAAAAGTTAGATTACTTTGTCCAGATGATAAAGAAACTCATGTTGAAAAAGAAATTGATTTATCAAAAATTGAGGTTCAGGTTGATGATGAACACTCAAATGAAATAAAAATTAATGATAATGTAAAAATGATTATGAAATACCCTACTATTGACACAGTTGACCCTAAGTTGAATGTAAAGGGTATGAAGACACAACAAGTTTTTGATATGATTACTGGTTGTATTCATTCAATTATTGAAGGTGAAAAAGAACATTTTGTTAAAGATTATACAAAAGAAGAACTAAACAATTTTATTGAAAATTTAGATAGAAAATCTTTTGATAGTTTAAATAAGTTTTTTGATACTATGCCTCAATTGAGACATGAGATTGAAGTAGAGAATCCTAAAACTAAAGTGAAAAGTAAAGTAGTGTTGAAGGGAGCGCAAGATTTTTTCGTATTGCCCTCTCTCACGACAGCTTAGAGAATTACTTTAAGGTGAATTTTGCGTTAATGCAACATCATAAATATTCTTTAGCAGAGCTAGAGGGTATGCTACCTTGGGAGAGGGAAATATATGTGGATTTATTAGTCACCCACATAAAAGAAGAAAACGAAAAAGCAAGAGAACGAGAGAGAAGGAAATAATGGCTGAACAAACTAAAAAAGTCAACCTAGAATTAGAGATTGACACAAATACAGTTGATAGTAGTAAGAACAAATACCAACCATTAATTGATATGGCAAGAGCTGTTGACGCATGGAGAATATTTCCAAGATTGTTTTTAACAGTTTACATCATATTATTATATAAATGTGTAATATGGTATATGAACTTGGCTGCTCCAACTATGGAACAAAGTGGGTTAATCAGTATCGTAGTAGGTGCTGGCGCTGCCTGGTTTGGTCTATACACAGGAACAAGTAAAAAGAGTAAATAATGTCAACTCAAAACGCCTTACAATTAGCATCCACTATTCAAACAAAAGTTGGTGCGTCACTAATAAGCGCACAAAACTTATTACCTAGAGATGAATCTGCTGGTGTAATAACTCAAGCTGGTGCTTCTAGTTTAGGTGTTTTTTTATTAAAAGATTTATATGACATGCAACAAAGAACATTTAGGTGTGTTGAAAAAGTTGCAACTATATTACAATCACAATTAGATTTAGCTGAAGAAGCAGAAAGACGAGAAAGAGACCAAGCTGCTGAACTAGCAAAAGAAAATAAACCAAAAGGTTTTATAGGACCTCCTGTTCCAGATAGCGGTCTTGACACATCTAAATTAGAAGACGCTATGGATGCTAGTAAACTATCTTCATTATTGACGGCAGGTCTTACAACAGCTTTAGTATCAGGAAAAATTTTAAAAGATTTTGGTAAAAATCTAGGTAAAAAATTATTAAAAGGCACAATGTATGCCGCTATTGCAGGTTTTATTGCTGACCCTATCATTAATTATGTTGAAAATGAATTTGATTTAGATTTAACTGATGAGGCGAAAAAAGAAATAAAATTAAGTATGGTTGGTGCAGCTGCAGGTTTTGGTCTTGCAGGTATACCAGGTGCTATAATTGGTGCTACAGCGCCTATGATTGCAAAAGTAGGTTCATATATTGCAGGTTCTTTAAACGCAACAGAAATAGATGATAGTTCATTTGGTGGTACAGCTATTGGTGGAGCTGCCGCTGCCATGTTTGCAACAGGAAAATTAGGTGCATATATTAAAGGTGGTGGATTAGCAGCCTTTGGTGCTAAGACAACATTTGGTGCAGCTCTTATGTCATTACCTGTTATAATTGGTGTAGGTTCTGCTGTAGCATTAGGTGTTGGTGCAATGTTTATTGCTAAAAAAGTTGATGAGTACCAAGAAATGGCATTGAAGAAATTAGGAGAGACAACAGCAAAATTAGATAGAGAAATGGGTGAGTGGGCTGCTAGAGAAGAAGAAGGTTTGTTTGAAAGATTTGGTATCAACCTAGGTCAGTTATCAGCATTAGGCGAGGCACAAGTAGCGGCTGCTGAAGCAAATGAACAGGCAGGTCAGAATATAGAAAAATTTACTGCTGATACTGCTACACAAACAAAATTAACGGCGTTAG